GAAGTACCACTGACTGATGAACAGATCGAGGCGATCGCGGAGCGTGCTGCCGAGGTCGCCTTAAACAAGGTCTACACAGAAGTCGGCAAATCAGTTTTAAAGAAGCTCGCCTGGCTCACAGGCGCAGCTGTCATTGGCCTCGCCATGTGGCTCGCAGGCCATAACTCCCTCCCCAAGTGATCAGCATGAAGGACTGGCTGATCGCGTTCATCTCTGCAGCCGCAATGTGCGGCCTGGTGCTGTGGTCGGTCTACGTCATGGTCTTCATGTGGAGGCTGCCATCGTGATCGATCCGATCAGCGCGTTGGAGGGCCTACAAAAAGCCATCAGCATGGTCAAGAAGGCCAGCAAGGTCGCCAATGACCTAGGCGGCTTGGCGCCAATGATCGGCAAGATGTTTGACGCCAAGAGCATGGCCACCAAGGCGATGGTGGAGGCCAAGAGATCCGGCAACAAATCCAACCTTGGCACAGCACTCCAGATCGAGATGGCCCTGGACGAGGCCAAGCGCTTCGAAGCGGAGCTGATGATGCTTTTCCAGGCCACTGGCCGCGCCGACGTCTGGGCAAAGATCAAGCAGCGCCAGGCGCAGATGGACGCAGACGACGCGCATGAGGCACGCAAGCTCAAGGCCGAGGAAAAGAAACGCAAAGAGAAGGAGCAGGAGCAGCTCGAGATGGCCGCGCTCATTGGCGGCATCGCGTTCGTCGTGCTCCTGGTTTTCATCGGCGTCGTTGAGCTGATGGACTTCTGCCAGACCACTCACCGCTGCGGTCGATGAATGAGTACCAAAAGCAATTCAACCTGTTTTGCAAAATCATTTGCTACGGCTGGGCTGCCTGGTGGTTCTTGGGTTTCTTGAGGTTCCTGCCTGACGACCTGTCAAACAGGATTGTGAATTTGCTACTTGGAAAGATTGGACTTTAAAAATGCTGTCTCTGTTCTCAACCCTCGGCGGCCTGCTGATCTCTGGCCTGCCCAAGCTCCTGGACTTCTTCCAAAACAAAGCAGACCAGAAGCATGAGCTGGCGCTGGCCAGGGTCCAGACAGAGCGCGAGCTCGAGCTGGCGGCCAAGGGCTTTGCAGCGCAGCAGAGGGTCGAGGAGATCCGCACCGATCAGATTGCCATGCAGACCGACGCGCAGATGACTGTGGCCGCGTATGACCACGACAAGAAGGTCCTGGAGCGAGCCAGCACCTGGGTCGTCAACTTCGTGGGCACTGTGCGCCCAATGGTGACCTACATCTTCGTGCTCGAGCTGTGCGCGATCAACGCCTGGATCGCCTTTTACGTCTACGAGCACCCCAACCTCGTCCAGAACATGGACGACCTGATCCGCCTGGCAGACATCATCTTCAGCTCTGACGAGATGGCCATGTTGGGCGGGATCATCGGCTTCTGGTTCGGCTCACGCAGCTGGAGCAAGAAGTGAAATTGAGCAAGGCCGGTGCAGATCTCATGCACCAGTACGAGGGCTGCAGAAACCGGCCCTACCTATGCCCCGCGCACATCTGGACGATCGGCTGGGGCCATGTGCTCTACCAGGAGCAGATCAGGCTGCCAATGGTGCGGGTGAAGGAGATCCACAGCCCCGTGATCCGCAAGGAATACCCACTGAGACCGGAGGACAGCCGTGTTTGGAGTCAACAAGAGATCGATGCGCTATTCGCAAGTGACGTCGCTAGTTTTGAGCGTGGTGTTTTACGACTTGCTCCCAATCTGCTTGGCAATCAAGGCGCTTTCGACGCGTGTACCAGTTTTGCGTTCAATGCCGGGCTGGGAAACTTTCAGCGCTCCACTATTCGGATGAAGATCGGGCGGCAAGACTGGGAGGGCGCCGCGGAGGCCTTCATGCAGTGGACCAGGGGAGGCGGCAAGGAATTGCCGGGCCTGGTCAAACGGCGCAAAGCTGAGAAGGCTTTGTTCCTCAGCACGATGGAAACTGAGGACGAATGACTGTGC